GATACTGAACCTCGTGACTATGACGAGGATGATCCATTAGCAGACCCTCAAGATGATGATGAGGAAGTAGAAGATGATAATGACAATGAAGATTCTCAAGAATCTATCATCTTTGAAATTGCAAATACCCTTGGGTATGAGTTAGAGAATGAGTATGATGATACTACAGAAGGACTAACCAACTTTGTAAAAGATGTTGCACAGAATATAGCAGAAGATCAACTCCAGCAGTTGTTCAATCAATTCCCGGAAGTACAGCAACACTTAGACTATGTGCTTGCGGGTGGTGACCCTAAGAGATTCTTTGAAGCTTTCAATCCTAACAATGACTTGTCAGACTATGAGTTGACAAGAGACGATAATAGAGCTCAGAAAGCTATCCTGTTTCAATACTTTAAAGCAAAAGGTCATGATGATGATTTTGCAATGGAAAGTATCAATGATTTTGAGGAAACAGGAAAGCTGTATGATAAAGCAATGAGAGCTCAGAAGTCATTAGCTGAGACTCAGAAAGAATACAGACGTCAACTAGTTGAAGAGCAGAAGAAAGAAAGACAGCAGAGAGAGGAAGAAGTTCAAGAGTTCTGGAATGAAGTAGCTGGAGTGATTGAATCTGAAAATGATTTTGCAGGAGTTAGAATCCCTGACCGTAAGAAGTCAGAATTCTTTAATTACATCTCTATGCCTGTAGGCCCTAATGGGGAAACTAAGAGAGATATGGATTATCAGAAAGCAGAATTACAAACTAAGATTGCTATCGATTATTTGTTATTTAATGGCTTTAATCTTAAAGATGTAATTGAGACTAAAGCTAGGACTAAGAGTGTACAGAGCCTTAGAGATCGTATTGTCAGCAACGAACAGAAAGCTAAAAGCGCAGGGAAATACTCTCGCAAAAACAAAGAGTTCAATTCTGATAATTTAGATCTTGGGGCATTATTTCAATAAACAAAAAAACTAACCTTTAAAAATTTACAATCATGGCTTTAATGCAAGTTCTTAAAACTTACTATAACGATCAGCAGATGACGGACACCAACTCTTTGGTGAACGCATTGATGGAGAAACCCGAAGAGCTGTCCCCGATTATCACCCACCTTGCAGGTAGAGAGGAGAAGAAATTCCCCTTGTCTTTCTTGACTGAGGGTGTTGGGAACACCAAGTCGATTGATCGTTTTGAGTATGAGTACCGTGTGAAGACGCACGAAGTTAATGTTCGTCCTGTTGTTGCAAACAGCGGAGACGGTACAGGTGGATCAATGTTCACCATCACTTTCCCGGACAAGTGGTTCATTTTCCCGTACACCTTGGTTTCTCAATCAGGTTTGTTGGCTCGTATTATGGAGCAACCCGTTCCTGATGGAGCTGGGTACAAGTACACTTTGAAGCTCGTATCTCCTGATGCAGCTAATGTCCCGGCAGCAGATAGAGCAGCAGGTGCATTGTGGGGTATGCTCTACGCTAACGTAGGTATTGACTTCTCTCGCGGTAATGCATCTAACTGGACTGCACCGGGCTTGGTCAGAAGCAAAATCGGTACGGTTCGTAAGTCTTACCACTTCGCTGGTAATGCTAAAGATTATGTTGCACAATTCACCCTCCCGATGAAGGATGGTCAAACGACTAAGTTATGGATGGATTACGAAGAGTACCGCCACATGCTTAAGTTTAAGGAAGAGTGTGAAATGTACTACTGGTATGGTGCTAAAACCTATGATGACAACGGAGTTAACCAAATGCTTGATGAAAACGGTCAACCCGTTATCTCTGGCCCGGGTCTCTTCGAGCAAATCATCAACAAGGACACCTACTCGAGCTTAACTCAATCTAAGATTGAAGATGTTATCGGGGATTTGTTCTATGGTATGACGGATGCTACGGATAAGCAAGTTACCCTGTACACTGGTATTGGGGGCGCTCGTGAGTTCGATAAGGCTATGCGTAACTACTACTCTACTGGTAGCTACTTACAAACAACTCAACCTACGTTCATCACTGGTAGCGGTCGTAACCTCGGTATCACGGGTTACTTCACCTCGTATGACCACATCGATGGTCACCGTGTGAATGTTGTTAAAGTTCCGTTGTTTGACCACGGTCCGGTTGCTCAAGCTTCTAAGAAGCACCCAGAGTCTGGTTTGCCGTTGGAATCTTATAGAATGGTGTTTGTTGACCAGTCTTCTTACGATGGAGAAAACAACCTCCAGATGATCAACAAGAAGGGTCGTGAAATGCTCCGTTGGGCAGTTGCTGGTTCGGTTGTTCCGAAAGGCTTTGCTGGTACCGATACGAGAGCATCTGATATAGACGGTGCGTCTGTACACATGTTGAAGACCGCTGGTATCCTGCTTCGCAGATTCGATACTAGCCTTGATCTTCAGTGTGTAGCATCGTAATTTGTGTTTGGTTTGCAGAGGGGAGCCCGCTAACGGGCGGGTTCCCCATTTTTCCTCATAAAGACTGAAGTTATTCTTAAACCTTAAAAGAACATTTTAAAACCATGCGAAAAGTTATTATCAGACGCAAAGAAGTCCTCAATCATCTTCCCAAAGAGATTAGAGCAGGGGCAAAAATCAAAATCGGTTCTATTTATATAGGACGACAGCCCCTTAAAGGACTCGAAGGAGAAGAAGCTCACAAGCTTTTATCCAAAGTACTAGACGTACCGCCCGGACACCAAGACTGGCCTAGAAAAGAAAAAGAATTCTGGGCTAGTATGAGTTTAAAAGTTCCATTCGAAGGAGTGGAATTAGACGTCTCAACAGATGAAGATGGATTCCCAAACAATGTAATGGACTTCATTACATATAAGTGGTGTCTAAAACATCGTCAAGTTGCTGACAATGAAGACAGTATGAACTCTGATGGATCTAAGAAGTTCTATATTTACGATCCGGAGATTGACCTGCTGAAGCGTAGTGCTAACATCAAGGTCAGAAAAGAGGCAGACAAAGAGATGATTAAACTCGAAAAAGATTACGCTAAGATGCGTAGACTTATGAGAGTATTGTCTAAAGACTCTCGCCCAGATTCTCTGACAGATATGGAAGTAGAAAATCAATTGTATGATTTGAAGAATTCTCAACCTGAAAGATTCTTGAAGTTTGCAATTGATAAGGACTTAGATGCAAGAGCTGAAATTGAAGAAATGATTGAGTATGGAGTGTTCAGAACTATTGGGAACCAAGTCATATACGGAGATGAGGTTATCGGGGAGAACATCACAGATACAATTATCTACATAAATAACAAGAAAAACTCTGGGCAAGTAAACGCAATGCGAGCTCAGCTTAAAGAACTCAAAGTCTGATGACAATTGATGAAATGCACATAGCGGTCAATCTTGGGGTACAGAAAATTGCTTCATTCCAAATGGACAATTTCTTACCCCAAGAAATTGACTTTGAATTAAATAACGCTATGGACAGGTTCATCAAGCAGCGTTATTCAACTCTTAGTAATAGATATAAAAGAGGTTTTGAACAATCTCAAAAGCGTATTGATGACTTACGACACTTAGTCGTTGAGTCTCAATTAGATGCTTATTACAAAGGAGAGACTATTGGGTTTGAAGAGTTCTTTATAGACAGGGTCAAACTTCCTACAGACTATTTATTTTTAGTGAGCGTTTTAGCTCGCATAAAATATGATTGCTCTGGGATAACTACTACTATTGTTCCTACAGATAAAACGTATTATAAAGTATCTGTAGCTCCCCCAGCAGACTGTAGAGGATGTCAGATAGAATCAATATCTTTTGGAGGTACAACTGTGATTAGCAAAGATCCATATCTTACTCTTGAAGATTTACTTAATGCAACTTTATACGACAATTTAATACCGCATATAAGTATTCCTGATGGGGCTGGAAATGAGAATAATGGAATAAACACTAATACAACTCAGCTTTACAATCCAGTAGATTCTAACTATATTTATTTAGAATCAGAAAATACAGGAGACATTGTAGTTACTTGGACAGATCCTACAGAAACTCTATCTAATACAACTGTAACTATTCAATCACAAAACTTTGCATATCAGACATCTACATCTAAAAGAGATGCAGAAGTTTCTGAAAAAAATATTGTCTGTAAGTATATACATCAAGACGATATTTATGTTATATTAGAGGACCCTTTTAATACTACTAAATACACATCTCCAATATATACTGTAGCTGAAAACTACATTGATATTCATACAGATACGATATTTATAGTAGATTATGTAAGACTTAAGTACATCCGTATCCCAAAGAGAATGAGTTTATCTTTAGGAGTAGGATGTGAGTTACCTCTACACACTCATCAAGAAATTGTAGAGATGACTATAAAAAGCATACTAGAGGGCATAGAATCCCAACGGTATACCTCGCAATCTATGGAAACCATAGAAGTCGAATAATTTTTTTATTGTTTAATCCCTAAAAATTAATTAAAAATGGGAACGAATTTATCACAGGTGTTTATTTCAGATGCTTTAACAGCTTTATCTGGAACTACTTTTAATGACTCTGGCGAAGCCGCCGATGATGTCGGAGTTTGGAATTTAGGATTAGCTACTCCTGCGTACGCTTCGACAAAACTTTTTGAAACAAGCTTTGTTCCAACAGATGCTAATGCTGCTGATCCTGCTGAAGCTACTGCCGCACAACCATTTTGGTTAGTAAACAGATTCCAAATTGTACAAAGAGGCACTCCTCATTTTATTGCAACTCCTATCATTAATGCAGCAAATGTAAAAAGTATTACCTACAATAATCATGTTGCATCAACAAGGCACGCAATTCCTACTGGAACATTAGTAGCAAACGTAAAGTATAATGTTAAGTTCATTATTAGAACTACTCCTACAGCGTACTTAAACTATGGAAATACTAATACGGGTCTTATTGATTTAAGTGGGGCAAATAAAGCTTTCCCATTAGGCAGCTTTAATACTACAAATCACAAAGCAATTAATATTGGAGCTACTGGTGCAGATGCAACGGCAGCTGGAGCTAAACTTGTTTCAAATATTCAAGGTAGTAGCATTTTAAGTGATTTGTTTACAGCTTCTAATAATGCAGGTGTTGTAACTGTCACAGCTAGACATGCTGGAGTTATTTTTGATATGATTGTATCAAACGAAGCTAACGACGCAATTTTAGCAAATGGAAGTACTACTGATTTTAGTCCTGGTGTTGGAAATGCGTGGCAAGTACTTGGAGAAGAATTACAGTGTAGAGCTAAATATGGTAACTTTAACCGTATGTACTTTCCCCAAGACTTTACTACATACACTAGATTAACAGGTGCATACGACAAGATTACCTTAACCTATCAAACTAACTGGCCTACGGCAACAGGTATCGCTCCTGCGGGTAATTTAAATCAAGTTACGATTTACTATACTAATGCTGGAACAGACCCGAGCACCACAGCAACTGAATTTGATGATATCTTCAATTACGCTGCTGGCACTGATAAGAGTTATAACTGGTTCTAATTAATCTTATATAATAGGGGGATAGTAATTGGGCTATCCCCTTATTATAACTTTTATATAAAATATTAACATGCCTACTACAGCTGACAATCCTAGGAGAATTAATGTTAATGAGACTTGTTCTATATTAGCTGTTAATATTAGAACAACTACACTTCCTACTACATCTCATTTTATTAGAATTGAAGATGGAACTACTACTCCCGCGGGGTATACGCCTATTACAACGGGAGGAGGAGGAATGGTTTCAGGAAGTAGCCCCACCTGGTACATTGCAGCTAATATTACAGCAAATGTGCAGGGATTAGTCAAAGTAGAGCATGTAAGTAGTTTATCATCTACTGCAACTGTATACGCTACATTTTATACAATTGCCCCATGCAGAGTAGAATGCTGCATAGCCACTCTCGCAGAATCAGGATTAAATTGTGATTGTAACTGTGGGAAATGCGCTGAAGATTTAGAAAGAGCTACTAAAGTTTCTTTATTACTACAAGGAGCAACATATCTCGCAGAGAAAACAAATCCAACATCTGCAGATATTGCAAATGCTGAAAAGTTATATTTAAAAGCTGTACAACTCTGTGAAGAGGTTTGTGCTTGCGGATGCTAATCATGATTCCAGAAGTAACAAATACACAGGAATACAAAGACTTTCTTGACGATATAAAAGAATGTATCGGACAAGACACTATCCCCATCTATACTAAAATAGTTGGGGGTTTAAAATGCTCTACAATAGAGCAGCAGAAAATGTCTCTAGCTATCAATCTTATGAGAAAGATTGGGTTAGAATGTCTAGACTCAACAGGTGTAGATCCAAATATGACATACCTGCAATCGTTTGTAGCATTTTCTCAAAAGCATTGTAGAGAGTGTACTTATATGAGTACAGTTGCTGGACAACAAGAACCAGCTAGCGTAGTTCCAGGACTTCCTACAACAGCTTTGTTATTTGAATCTGGAAATAATATATTACTTGAAACCGTACTTGAAACCGAAGATTACTTAATCTTAGAAGCTTAAAATAATGGCTAACATAAAAAT